GGATTAATAGATTAAGTTCTTATGAAATACCAATTCAGGGTGCTAAGATTAGAGGATCAATTACTAAGGAAGAATTGTTTGATACAAACATAGCTCAATTTGATAAAGAAGGAAAAGTTGTTGGTGGGTTTTTAAGATTAGCACAAGAAAACAATTTACCTGTGTCTAAATTAGATTTAATACAAATGGTTGAAAAATCACCTGCAGTTAATACTGTTATTAAAAGATTTAAATATCAAAATCCTGAAAAATTAAAAATGGATGTTGGTAGTTATATAGATGATGAATTAAGACTTTTAGATGATGTATCTAAAAAAATTAATGAATATTATGCTGGGCTTCCTGCAAAAGAACAAGCCACTACAAGTAATTTGATTACACGTGTTCAAAAAGGAATTATGGATTTAATAGGACAATCAAAAGGTGTTAAGGCTAGAGTTGAAAATGCTTTAGAAGGAGGATTGTTAGAAGAAAGATTAGCAAAAGAATATTTTACCTCTATTAAAGAAACTGGAAAATCAGATATAGGTGTTGGCGCTTTAAAAGATTTTATTAAAAGAGAATTAAATGTAGACCCTAATAAATTTTTACCTGCAGAAGCTTTAACCCCATTAGCAAATAAAGGAAGATCAATTGCAAGAAATATTCAATCACAAATTAATCAAGGATTAACTCCAAGATACGGAGAGCAATTCAGTTACAGAATACAAGGGGCTGAAGATTATTATGAAGATGTTGCTTATATTAAAAAAATTCCATTTGATAAAGATGTAAAGCCAGGAACTTTAAGTGCGCAAAAACATTTTCAAAAAGATGAAGAAGTTTTCAATAATCAAATCTATCATGTTAGATATGGAAAAAGATCATTAGAAGGTAATCCAAATAAAAAAGTATTTGCTATAGATGAAATACAATCAGACATTCAAGCAGTTGCTTTTCCAGCAGATCCAACACGATCTAAAGTTATAAACCCTTTTAACAGTGAACAAGAGTTTAACCAAGCGAATGTCGCTTTAAATAACATAAAAGATAAAATGAAAGCAATCTCTAGTAAGGGTGCAGCTATTACAGAAAAAGATAAAATTGAATTTAGAAGACTAGCTTCTAATTTTGAGGAGCTTAGAAAAAAAACAATGAATGCTTCTAATGTTGCTAAAATTGAAGAAAGATATGGAAAGAAAGCGGATATACCATATCTTCCATTTTTTGACAGATCTTCTTATGGTGATCATGGATTAAAACAAACTTTAAAAACTGCAGCTGAAAATAATATAGATTGGGTTGTTATTAATCCAGTTGAAAGATTGCATGCACTTAGAAATTTAAATCCATCAAGTAATAAACCTTTTTATGGAAAATTAGGAGACTGGGAATTTTATGGAGATGCAGGAGGTAAAGCAGGAAGATTAGGTGTAACTGCAAAGTCTGATAGAGCAGATGATGTTAAATTAACAAATCCAAAACAATTTGCAATCATACCTGAGCGTATGAAGGATTTAGCAAGACAGTATAATACTGAGGCTAAAACAATTAATGTATCTTTATCAGATCCTGAAAAACCTTTTAAAGTTGTTGAAAAATTAAATCTTGATGAAAAATCAAGAAAAGCTTTAGGTATAAAATATAACAATCAACACATAGCTGCTTTTAAAACTGAAGAAGAAGCTGTGGCTTGGAAATCAATAACTGGAAAAGGTGGTTCAATAGTAAAAATGGAAGCTAATGATCCTAACCTGTATTACCCTGCTTTTGGTATAAAAGTCACAGAAACCATGAAGGGTACTCCTTTTAAACTGTATAAAAAAGAAGGCGGTCTAGTCGTTAATATATTTGCATGATATTATAATCTTTGTTATAACAAAGGAGTAAATCATGGCAAATAAAACACTTAAACGATTAGGAAAAGCCGCAGCAGTAGCTGGAGCAGCCTATGCAGCCTCAAAAATGTTAGGTGCGGGTGGAGAAGATCAAGCTATTAAAAAAGGTTTAGATATTACCAGAGCAAAACCATTTGGAATGTCTGACGATGCAGCAATGGCTAAAATTGCACAAACAGAACAAGCAGTTAAAACTGGTTTAGATATTACTAAAGCAAAACCATTTGGAATGTCTGATGAAGCAAGAACACCTGGTTTTTTTGGATCTATTAGAGGAGCATTAGGTAGAGCAGGAATGAAATTTAAAACAGGTGGATCTGTTATTGCAAAAGTAAAATTAGGAAGAACTAAACCTACAAAACTTTATTAATGGCTGAAATTGATAATAATAGTGAATCTCAAGAACCAGTTCTTGAAGAAAAAGAAGTTGATGTAGAAATTGAAACTCCAACTAATGAAGATCAAGTTGAAGAAGAAACTACAGAAGAAACTGAAGGAGATTTCTACAAAAACTTAGCAGAGGATATGGACGAGCGAGTACTTGCTCGTATGGCTAATTCCCTTATTCAAGATTACACAAAAGATAAAGTTTCAAGACAAGATTGGGAACAAACTTATACTCAAGGTTTAGATTTACTAGGTTTTAAATATACAGAACAAACTAGACCGTTCCAAGGAGCGTCAGGCGTGACTCATCCATTACTAGCCGAGTCCGTTACACAATTTCAAGCACAAGCTTACAAAGAATTATTACCACCAGAAGGACCAGTACGAACACAAGTTGTTGGTGCTGCAACTCGCGAAACTGTAGAACAAGCGCAAAGAGTTGAAGATTTTATGAATTACATGTTAATGGATCAAATGCAAGAATATACTCCAGAATTTGACCAATTATTATTTTATCTTCCAATATCTGGATCTACATTTAAAAAAATTTATTACGATGAAATTATGCAAAGAGCAGTTGCTAAATTTGTGCCTGCACAAGATTTAGTTGTGCCTTATTATGCAACTGATTTAAAAGATTGTGAAAGAATTACTCACATCATTAAGATGAGTGATAATGAAGTTCTTAAAAAGCAAAAGGCAGGATTTTATAGAGACATAGAACTATCAGTTAAAAGACCAGAAGAAAGTAATTTAAAACAAAAATTAGACGAAATTGAAGGTGTTAAACCTGCAGGAGATACAGAGTTTCAACATAATATATTAGAAATGCATGTTGATTTAGACTTAGAAGAATTCGAAAAAAATCCTGATTTAGATAAAAAAGACAGAAATATTAAAATCCCTTACATTGTAACTATTGATGAAGGCTCTCAAGAAATTTTATCTATATATCGTAACTACGATCCTGAAGATGAATTGATGAAAAGAACAGAATATTTTGTTCATTACAAATTTTTACCAGGTTTAGGCTTTTATGGCTTTGGATTAATCCATATGATAGGTGGATTATCACGAACAGCTACTTCTGCGCTAAGACAATTACTTGATGCAGGTACTTTAGCTAACTTACCAGCAGGATTTAAGTCACGAGGTATTAGAATTCGTGATGATGATCAACCTTTTCAACCAGGTGAGTTCAGAGATGTTGATGCACCAGGCGGAAATATTAAAGATCAATTCCAAATTTTACCTTTTAAAGAGCCAAGTCCGACTTTATTTCAACTTTTAGGCTTTTGTGTTCAAGCTGGACAACGTTTTGCATCAATTGCGGACATGCAATTAGGCGAAGATGTTGCAAATAGAGCAGTTGGAACGACAATTGCACTGTTAGAACGTGGTTCTAGAGTCATGTCAGCTATTCACAAACGAATTTATTACACAATGAAGCAAGAATTTAACCTTTTAGCTGATGTTTTTGCAACTTATCTTCCTCCAGTGTATCCATATGCTGTTACAGGAGCAGATCGAATGGTAAAAGTTCAAGATTTTGACGACAAAGTTGATGTTATACCAGTTGCAGATCCAAATATTTTTTCAATGTCTCAAAGATTCACACTTGCACAGACACAATTACAAATTGCACAGTCAAATCCACAAATGCATGACTTAAGAGAAGCATATAGACGTGTTTATGAAGCAATTGGAACTAGAGAAATAGATTTATTAATGCCACCACCACAACAACCAATGCCACAAGACCCTGCTTTAGAAAATGCACGATCTTTAAAAATGGAAATGTTGCAAGTATTTCCAGATCAAGACCACGATGCACATATTTCAGCTCATGGAGCGTTTATTCAAAGCAGAATGATACAAATTAACCCAATGGTTTACGCATTATTGCAAGGACACATATCAGATCATATATCTTTTAAAGCACAAGGTGAAATTGGTGCTATGATTTCTGAATCTGAAGAAATGTCAGCAATGGCACAACAAGATCCAGCAGGATTTGAAATACAATTTAACTCAATGGTTGCAAAAAGAATTGCAGAACTTACTGCGCAATTAGTTCAAGCAGAAGGAGGTTCTCAACAACAAGATCCACTAGTTGCATTAAAACAAAGAGAGTTAGATCTTAAAGCTATGGATATTCAAAGAAGAGCGCAAGAAGCGCAACAAGATATGGATCGCAAAGAAATGGAACTTGAGGAAAAATATGATTTAGAAAGATTAAAAGTAGAAAATCAAGAAGAACAAGCAGCTGAAAGAATGAAAGTTGCTCAAGATAAGTTAAAACTTCAAGAACAATCTTTAAGAGCTAAATCAAATGAACCAAAGAAAAAAGGTTAAACTTCCTGGTAAACGATTTGGCCCACCACCACTAAAAGGACCTGCTTCTCAAGGTTTAAAACTTAAAAAGAAAAAATGAGTAAAAGACAATTTGTAAAATTTGTTACAGATAAATTAGGTATTACTAAAACTAAACCAACAGTTAAAGAACTTTTTCAAGATAAACTTGGTTTATCTGATAGTGTTGCTGGTAATCAAGGTATTGGAGCTTTTGCAGATGAAAACTTAGGAAGTATGATTAAATTTTCTTCTAAAAGAGCAAATACCGAAACAGTTAATGCTAAAAAACTTTTAGAAAATTTTCATGATGAATATGTTACTAAAGACGGACTTATTAAACCTCCGAAAGGAGAAAACCCTTTAATCAATGTTTCTAAAGCATTTAATACAACTAAACTTATTGATGAAGGTGCACTTCCAATACAAATTAAAAATAATGTTTTAGGCAAAAAACTTGATGTAAACAAAACACCAAGATTAGTTAGTCAAATCGAACCTTATCTTGATAATGATAAATCAGAAGTTTTAAAAACAATTGCTTTAGGGTTGGGTAGAGAAAAAGCAAATAGAAAAGTATTGTTAAATGTAATTCAAAAAGAGTTTCCAGCAAATAATGCATTTACATCAGTTAAAAAATTTGAAGAAGCTTTTCCTACTGAAAGATTAAAAACAGATTTTATAATTAATAAAAAATCAGAGATTGATGAATTGTTAGGTGCTTATGGACTACCTTTAAAATCTTCAGAATCATTAAGTAAGTCAGCTCAAAATATTAAAAGTATGTTTAATGTTGATCAAAGAAGACAACTTATGACTCAAAGAGGCAAAACTTTAAGTAAAGTTCAAGCAGGTGAAATAGAAGCAAAAGGTCAAGGCTACGGAAAAGAAAGAACACAAATAATGACAGCTTATGCTCCTGAAACAGTTACTTCTTTTTTACGTAGTGGACCAGAAAAACTTTTTGAAGCTAGATTTAGAAATTTGTTAGAAGGTAAAAAATTTTTAGGTTACAATGAAAATTTAGAAAGAGTTTTAACTCCAGTTTCTGGTTTTACAAAACAACATAGAACTCAACTTGCAGTTGCTAAGGCTTTTAAAAAATATGGAATGCCTAATGAAGTTATTGAATCTTTTGGTTATAAGAATATTATGATTCTTCCAAACCCATCAAATATGGTTTTGTCAAAATATGAAAATCAAGCTACAACTTTAATTAAACAAGCTGTAAAAGATGATATGAAACTTAGAAATATAACTTTTAAAAATCAACTTGGATATGCAACTAGTAAAGAATTAGATCAAATTCCAAAACTGAGTGAAAATTTATTAAAAACAAGAAATAAAATAAGTGAAATAAAAAATAGTTTACCAGAAGATTTGCAATTAGCATTTAATCCTATTACTGTACAATTAAACAGTGGAGTTAAATTTAAACCAATACAAAGTTTTATTAATGATTTTGTTGGTACAGATGTTGCAACAGCAAAAGCTACAGGTTTAGTAAAAGGGTTGGCTAGATTAGGTGTTCCTGAAAAAACAATTAAAAAGGCTTATGACAAAGCTTACTTAGATGTTTTAAATGAAGTAAAAGCTGGTAAATTTTCTCAATCCACACCAGAAACTATGGTTGTGCCTTTTGAAAAAATAAAGTATAAACTTAAAAGGGGAGGAATCGTTGAACTCATACAAAACGTTAACTAAAGAACAAAAAATAATATTTCTTGCAGGAGTATTTGAAGGTGAAGGATCCTTTGGTTTTTGGGGAAAAGAAAATAAAAATAATAGATATTTTAGGATTCAAGTGAGAATGACTGATGAAGATATTGTTGTTAGATTTGTCGATTTTTTTAAACTTGGTTATATTAATTCACACACACCTAAAAAAGATCATTTAAAAAAATCTTGGAAATGGACTGTAGCCGGAGATAAAGCAATGAGTGTGATGTTGCAAATGGCTCCTTATCTTGGTATAAGAAGACAGGAGAAATTTGAACAATGTTACCAATCATTCAAGCAGTTGCCCCACTTGCGAAAATCTTATTTAACACAGTTGATAAAGCAGTCGCCGACAAAGACCTTGCAGCAAAATTAAAAGCAGATCTGCAAACGCAGATGCTACAATCTCATACTCAAGAGTTAACTGCAGCAGCTAAAATTATTGAAGCAGAGGCTAAAGCAGGCTGGTTCGCTAGCTCGTGGAGGCCCCTTTTAATGTATGTATTAATTTTTATATTAATATGGAATTATGTACTAGGACCAGTAATCTTATTCTTTTTTAAAGCTTCTATAACTATAACTCTTCCAGGAGATGTTTGGACATTATTACAAATAGGTCTTGGTGGTTATGTTGTTGGTAGATCAGCGGAAAGTGTTGCGAGAACCATGGCAAATAAACCACAACAAAAAGAACAAGAAAATGGATAGAGGTCCAAACGACTTAGAAAATATCATTTTTAAGTTGCAAAAACAAATTAAATTGTTAAAAAAGAAGTTAAAAAAATGATATTTAATTTAATTAAAAAATTTTCAGCTTGGCTAGATTATTGGATTTGGCGACAAGAATTGAAAAGAAAAATCAAAAGAAATCAAAAATAATTAAATGCTTGATGTAGGAACAGTTAAAATAGTAGCTAATTACATCAAAAAACGCATCGATGAAACCAAGCAAGATATTTGCTATGGTATAGACTCTCTCGACAGGCTCCACTATGCTAAGGGCAAGCTCAGTGCTCTAGAAGTGCTGCTTCAGGATCTTAAAGACCTGCTAAAAAAAGAGGAGAATGTCGATGACGATAATAACACCTGATAAGGAACTCATCCTTCCTAAAACCGATGATACCGAACAAGAAGGTATTAAAATCCCTACAGATCCAGAGGGTATAAAAAAATACTTAGACAGTTTACCTGATCCAGTTGGATATCGAATGTTAATTCGACCATATTCTGGAAAGAATA